CGCAGACGCGTTTCGGCGGAAGGGCCAGGATACAACCCCGGCAAGCTGAATATTGACTGGTTCATTTGGCGGGGAATATTATCTGAGAAGGTAACTCTAAGGGAGATAGAGGAGCATTACTCGCTCTGTGACCTGCTTGACCTTCATGAGGCTTTGGACGTTTACGAGGAGATGCAGGAACCGCCGAAAGGAAAGTAATGGTCATTCGCGAGCTTCTGACAAAGTGGGGTTTTAAGGTTGACTCCGGTCCTCTAAAGAAATTAGACGGAGTAATCGGTTCCACGAAGAGAAAACTCGCTTCCATGGGAAGGGCGACTGCCAGGACCGCAGGAAGGGTCCGATCTCTTATAAATAGAAACATCGCACTCGCCGCTTCGATGAGGAACGTCTCATCTATATCGACGCTCATGAATGACTCCGTCAGCAACATGAGGTCTACATTTAGAAGCCTGAGCATCGCGCTCATTGCCGCGACCGCCTTCGTAGGGCTTTTCCTGAACCGAGCAGGGAAAATGGAGCAGGCCGAGATCGCGTTCGAAACGATGCTCGGTTCTGCCGAAAGAGCGAAGAAGATGCTTGGGGAAATCACTCACTTCGCCAAGACGACTCCGTTTACGCTTACTGGTTTAGTCGATAATTCAAAGCGACTCCTGGCCATGGGGATTGAGGCTGAAAACCTCATGGAGACCGTTAAAGTCCTTGGAGATATCACGGCCGGAGTCGGAACGGACCGATTACCTTTGCTTGTCCTGGCTCTCGGTCAGGTTAAAGCTGCGACTAAATTAAGAGGACAGGAGATCCGTCAATTCACTGAGTCCGGAGTTCCAATAATAGGGGCGCTTGCTGAGCAGTTGAAGACGACCGAAGCCAATGTATTCGAAATGACCAGCAAGGGTCAAATCAGCTTTGATCAGGTTTTTACAGCTTTGAAAGCCATGACCGAAGAGGGCGGGAAGTTTAATAATCTCATGATCCGACAGTCTAAGTCGCTGCTCGGAATAGTGTCGAATATAATCGATTCGTTAGAAATCCTATCTATCAAAATAGGAAAGACCGTTCTTCCAGAAGCCAAGCGCATGGGGAATGAGACCTTAAAATTCCTTGAGAAGAACGAAAAAGAGATCATGAAGGTCGGGAAAAGCATTATCGGGACGATGATTAACTTCGCGGTAGAGCTTTTCGAGATATTTCAGCAGGTCTTCAAAGTTTTTCGAGGCATCTCGCAATCAATGGGCGGATTAGGGCCGACGGTCAGGGCCTTGACGATTGCGTTCCTGGCATTTATTGGATTGAGGCTTACGTCTTCGCTCGGAGGGATAGCGAATGCGGCTTTATTAGGCGCCACGCATTTCAAAACACTTACGAAGGCGATAACGGGCGCGAGCGGAGCGGTCGGGATATTCAGCCTGATAACGGGGGGAATTATCGTCGCCCTGGCGCTAATAGCAGAGGATATCGTCGCATTCTCTCAAGGCAGGAGATCTTTATTCGGATTACTGGTTCATAAGTTCGAGGAGCTTTCGGAGGACGGGAAAAGAAACCTCTTCTCACTCCTGACGCCTATTCGGATGCTCGTCATAGGGTTCCGCGCTCTTGCCGTCGCCATGGACGCCGTTCGCGGAAAGATCGAGTTCTCTGATGCGATTGATCAGATCGGAACTCTTGCCGACGAATTAGTGACCGGCGGAGAAAGAGGAGATCTTCTCTCGGCAATGGGCTTTCCTCAAACCATTAGGCCTGGAGCAGGTCACACTATTGATCAGAACAGATTTCAAGGACCAAACCCCGAGCCGGGTTTCAGGCCAGGCAGGAAGAAGAAACCGGGATTTCAATTACCTGCAGGATCGATGCAGAAGATCGAGAGCCTTTTCCCGTTTCCAGGCGGAGGTCTTCCGTTTCCGGGCGGAGGTCTTCCGTCTCCGTTCCAGAGCATGAGTCCTGCTGACGCTCCAATAAGGCGATTACCGTCAGGTATAACGAAGCAAACCTTTCAGATCGACGCTCCGATAAATGTAAATGTACCGATCGGAACGGACCCGGACGCAGTGGCTAGGAAGGTTCAGGAAGGGATTTCGGAGAACTTCGGGCGGATACTAAGGGAGACGAGCCGGGACCTGAGTCCTGTGATCGAGAGGTGAACTGATGGCGCTTACGAATCTCATATTCGGACCAACCAGAGTTGAGCTCGGAGAAAAGGACGGGTTCTTATTTACGACCTCTGCAATGACGCTCGATTGCTCTGTTTCGGAAAGTCATGACCGGTCGTCGATCGTTACTGATAACGAGGTCGAGGACGGGGCGAGCGTAACGGATCACGTACGTCTGAATCCGATCAAGCTCACGATCGAGGGAATCATAACGGATAGCCCGATTTCCGCGATTCAAAGCTTAGGCGGATTAGTCGCGGAGACGTTTGCCCAGAAGAAAACCGATAACCCGGTTCTCGCTTCGCTTGCAGCCTCGGGAGCAGGCTCAGTCATCGGGCTTCTTTTCAATTCGGACAGGAGTCCTGAGGCCGCCTTCGAAGCTTTGGAGGAGTTATGGCAGAAGCGAGAGCCTTTCAAGGTCGTGACGAAGTTAAAACGGTACGAAAGTATGGTGATTGAAAGCCTTACCGCTCCGAGGAGTAAGGAGGTCGGTCGGGCCTTGAGATTTACGATGGCCTTGAAACAGATCAGAATCTTAAAAAAAGAGACCGTTTCGATCGCAGGGCTTAGCGTCTCATCAGACGTCAGGAATACGGCCGGAAAGAATGCGAGCTTAGGCGGGCAAGGAACGACAGAGAGTACGGGAGCAAGCTCGGAAAAGGCCGGGAGTCTCATATCACAACTGACGGGATTAGGTAAATAGATGGCAATTCTTGAGCTACCGGTTCGGTCAGACATTCCAGCGTACAGCTTCAAAATAGACCTAGACGGAGCTTCGTTCAGATTGAAGTTCTATTTCAATAAGAGGCTCGGAAGATGGTTCATGGATATTTTAGACGCATCGGACGTCTTATTGATATCTGGGATTATCCTGCTGACGAATCTTGCTATCAGAGATCAGTACGTCAAGGACGGTATTCCAGCGGGGCAGTTCATCCTGATCGATGAAACTGGAAACGAAAAGAATCCAGGAGAGTTCGATTTAGGAAACGACGTCAGGCTTTTTTATCAGGAGGCCGAATAATGGCTCTTGATTCGAATTCTTTATTTCTCAGGAAGGCTGAACTTCTCGTCGGGAGGAAGTCAGGATCTTCGAGTAAGAAGGAACCGACTGACGCCATCAGGATTAGGACCAGACTGTCGTTCGAAGTAGAGAAGACGAGTCAGTCGACTTCGAATAAGGCGAAGATCTCAATGTATAACGTGTCTCAGGACACGAGGAACGCGCTCGAAGGAGATAACGTTGTAGCCTTTTTATACGCGGGATACGAATTCTCGACGCAGCTCCTTTTCTTAGGCGACGTCATAAAGCCTATAACGAAAAGAGCCGGACCGGATATCATTACAGCAATTGAGTGCGGAGATGCTGAGAAGATCCTTCAGAGCGCCACGATTGAGTTCGTCTACTCAAAGCCGATTACGAACCTGACTATTTTGAACGTAGTAGCGAAGCAGCTCGGAGTATCGACCGGAACGATTCCGTCAAACTTCGAAACGAGAATCTTCGACGGCCTCGTATTCTCGGGGACGGCAAGGGAGATCTTAGACCGGATCGTAAAGCAGATCAGTTATAAGTGGTCGATTCAAGACGGAGTGCTTCAGGTCGTACCGGTAGGGGGAACGACGAACGATGAGGCGGTCGTTATATCGCCGGAAACTGGGCTTCTCGGATTCCCAACGAAGACGGAAACGGGAATCGAGGCCGTTACGCTTTTGAATCCGGAGATCTACCCAGGAAGGGCCGTTAAATTACGAACGAAGCAGATTTCCGGAGCCTTGGGAGGGGTTTTTTCTACGCTCGGAGCCGAAACGCTCTCAGACGCCGGTGGGAATCATAAAGTCGAAAAGGTCGTTCACGTTGGAGACACGCATCAAGGGAACTGGGAATCGAGAGTGGAGGCCGCCTCTACCGACGCTCTGGTTGCTGACGTGCTTGGAACTAGCGATCTATTTACTTCGGGGATCGCGTAATGGCAGCCAGGGAAGAGACGAAACCGCTCTCAAATACGATCGAAGAAGCGATACGGCAAAAACTTCTCAACCTTCATACCGCCATGCCGGGCACGATCGAATCTTATGATGAGTTAACTGGACTCGCATCCGTCAGGCCAGCCTTCAGGAGAAAGTACGTCGGACAGAGTAGTCCGGTTGACCTTCCAGTTATTCCGAACGTACCGGTCGGTCACATGAGGATGGGATCGGCATGGATCAAGCTCCCGGTAAAGAAGGGCGATACCGGATTCCTTATATTCTCTGAAAGGGCCATGGACAAATGGAAAGCACTTGGCGGGAGCGTAGATCCGGACGATCCGAGACACCATGATCTAACCGATGCGGTCTTCCTCCCGGTCTTAAGCCCGAAGACAAGCCCGATGATAAGCGAGGCCGGAAGCAGGAGTGTCGAGATCAAGAATCAACTCTCAAGAATCGAGATGCTTCCAGACGGAAAGTTTAAGATCGGAACGAATGCCGTTGACGCTCTATCGCTCTTTAATGAGCTTCTTCAATCATTGATCGACGCCCTAGTCATAACAGGAATCGGGCCGCAGAAGTTTTCGCCTTCGACCTTGGTTCAGTTCGAGCTGATCAAGGCGAAGCTCGATCAAATCAAGGGAGGTTCTTAGAACATGGCGATGACCGCTTCGGGAATGGCGACGCTGATAGTGACCGCTCTGAAGGCGAGGAACCCTGAAATTACGGGTGACGAAGAGACAGAGCTTCAGGCATACTGGGAGGATATCTGCGGGGGAATAGTGTCTCATATTCAGAGTTCGGCTCAGGTGACGACGAGCGTAGCAGTGGCGAGCGTATCCGGAGTAACTCCGGGCGGAGGCGTCTCTGGACCGGGTTCTGGAACTGGAACGGGGAGTATTAGTTAAATGGACGTAAAAACGACCGACTCCGGGGACTTCGAAATCGTTAATAATAATATCGTACTCGTTACGAGCAGCGACGAGGTGAGGCAGAAGGTTCTTCAGAATTTACGGACGTTTCGAGGAGAGTGGTTCTTGGATACGACGATCGGAGTACCTTGGTTTCAGAGCATTCTTAAAAAAAGACCTGTCCCATCGGTCGTTGAATCATTGATAAAGCTCGAAATACTTAATACCATCGGAGTCATAGAGCTTCTTAAATTTGACGCAACACTCAATTCAAGTCGACAACTTGAGATCGACTTCACGCTGAGGAGTCAGCAAGGGGAAATTCAAATCAGCGAGGTAATCGGATAATGGCATTCGGAGTAACCAGTTCAGGATTCGTTCTTAAGAGGTTGTCTGACATTCAGGCCGAGACTCAGCAGGCTTTTAAATCGGCGTTCGGGAACGGAATCGACCTAGATCCGAGGCGACCGCTCGGTCAGGTGAAAGCAATCCTGGACGAAAGGGACGCGAAGATCTGGGAATTAATGCAGGCCGTCTATAATTCTCAATATCCGAATACGGCCGAAGGAATTAACCTAGATAACGTCGTCGCCATTACTGGCGTAAAGAGACGATCCGCCACAAGGTCGACGATCGGATCGGGAACGGCAAGAGGAACATTCGGGACGGTTATACCGGCTGGAACGATCGTTTCGGTCGATGGAGACGATACGGCTAAGTTCGAGACCGTCAGCGCGGTCACAATAGACGTCGCAGCGGTAGACGAGACGCAAGAAATCGAGTTCTCTGCGGTACCGGATGATGGTAACTGGCAGATTCAGGCAGAAGACGAGTTATCCGTTACGCTCAGTGAATTATCAACTGCAACGGACGTTCAGAACGCCATTAACGGCCTCACGCTATTTTCGGCAGTCACGGTGACCGGTAATTTCACCGACGGGTTCGAAGTAACATTTGCAGGAGCGGACGGAGGGCAGGATCAACCGACGCTTACGGTCGTAAATAACACGCTTGAGGCTGCGACTGTAGCAGTTACAGCGACCGTAACGGTCACTCAAGAGGGAGATCGGGCCAAGGCAGAAGATATCAGCCTAATCGCTCAGAACACCGGTCCAGTAGCTGCTCCTTCCGGATCTCTTACGGTTATTGAAACGCTTGTTGCTGGCCTTGATAGCTTTACGAATGAACTCGACGCAACGGTTGGGACTAATTCCGAAACTGACGCCGAACTGAAGTTAAGAAGGAGTCAACAGCTCAGAACGTCCGCCGCTTCAACGGTTGAGGCCATTAAGTCGAACCTCTTAGACTTAGACGACGTTACATCGGTAATCGTTCTTCAGAATAATACGGACGTAACGGACGCGAGAGGAGTTCCGCCACACTTTATTGAGGTCATTCTTCTCGGAGGAACTGACGACGACATTAAAGCGGCTCTTTTCGATAGCGTGGCGGCCGGAATTGGGTATTTCGGGAACGTTTCGACGAATTTAACCGATTCTCAAGGCTTCACCCAAACAGTCAAGTACTCAAGACCGTCAGAGGTTCCGATCTATCTCGAAGTCGATCTCACGGTTGACGCAAACTTCCCAGCCGACGGGACCGATCAGGCCGAGGCCGCTTTTCTCGCGTTCGGCAATGAACTTTCAATCGGAGACGACGTTATTGTATATCCGAAGCTCATTTGTGCGATCGAATCGATTCCAGGGATCTTAGATGTAGCGATCAGAATCAAAAGGGATACGGCAGGGCCGACGCTTGACGACAATATTGAGATCGATTTCGATGAAATATCGGACTGGGACAGTTCTAGAATTACGGTGATAACGGTATGAGCGTAACGAAGATCACAACACACGTCGAAGACGCAAAGGCGAGGCTTCTTGAGCAATACAAGGATACTGAGAACATTAAGAAGCTCGTTGATATTTATTCGGGGCAGTTTCAGCTCTCGGAGGATTCGGGGCATGATCTTTTCTTAAACCGGACCTTTGAGGACGCCGTAGGAGATCAGCTCGACGGAATAGGGGAAATAGTAGGAGAGGAAAGACTCGGAAGATCCGACGCTAAGTACAGGGTCGCTCTGACGGCAAGGATTGCGACGAATAACTCAGAGGGAACTCCGGAGGAATTAATCGCCATCGCCGCGCTCCTGACGAACGGGACGAGGATTCATTATATTGACTTTTTAGGCGGAAAGGCGGGAGTAGTCGCTCTTGAGACCGACGGAGACGTTGACGCAGATCTGACGACCGAGGTTCTTTCCGGAATTCAGGACGCGGCCGCCGCCGGAGTAAGGGTTGATTACGTGACGAAGTCGGTCGGAACAGGAGCTTTTCGCTTCGCCGGGCCTTCTGTGTCTGGAACTGAGAGCGGATTCGGAGTCGGCAAGTTCGCCGGACTCGTTGAACAAGCATAAGAGGGGAATAGGGACATG